GTATAACTTAAACCGTCAACATCTTTGTAGGTCATGCTTAAAACAGAAACAAGAGGAGGCCGTGGAAGCGGAAAAGGCATTTTTTGAGGGAATTCATCAAGTATTAGCTCCCATTCTTGGAATAAGTAAGCCCGATTTTGAAACTTTTCTGCTTCTTCCCGGGCAGACTTAATTAAACTGTTAATGTAATTATCTTCCGCTGTTTCTGAAATCTCCACACGAAGATGTTCTTTAGCTTCATTGAGCGTCAAAGGCTCACTCGTCGGGGGTGTTATCAGTTTCAGCGCCATTTACGCCACCGCCTTGACTGGCCTTCCACTCCCTCAGAGCTTCCAGGGCCGATTCCTTCCCCTTCACTTTTTCACCGTTTGGTAATTCGTAATGGCCGCCGCCCATGTGATACTGCTTAATTTCGTCCTCGATATCCTCCGCAACGTCGGATGCAGTAACCTCAGATGCAGATGGGTTGTTCGGTGCCTTTTCCCTCGGAAGTTCTGCCAAGCCAAGTTCTAGCCAGCTTGGTAGCAATGATTCATCAATTTCCACCAGCTTGCCAGGCGGCTCATCCAAACCGTTTAATCTAACCTCTTGCAAGGTTTTAACTTGAATTGTTCTCATGAATTTTCACCTCCAAAGATAAGGGGGGAGATCTCTCCCCCTCGACTATTTATAGAGCGGCACTAGCGCCAACTTTCTGATCCGGCATGAACCGTCCCAAACCACGAACTAGGTCAACGCTTGCATTACTGTTAGCTGTTGTGGTAACCTTGGCGGCCACATGGGTGAACCCACCGGCGATATCCAACTCGGAAGCCGTAATTTCTACATAGGCTATAGCCTGAACAGTTGAGAGGGTCAAGGCGGCTCCGGTCTTAGTAGCTGTGATTAGAGTTTCACCAGGATCTACGGCGATATAGGTGAGAGTACCAGCATTGTCAGATGCCGATACTCCAGGAACACCGTAAGTAGCATTGTTAACGCAGGTCACCAAGCCAGCAGCGTCAGCAAAGGCCCTGGTAGCTGCATCAGTTGCAGCTGCTTTTGTAAACACCAAGCCGTTTATGGTGATGGTGTCGCCGTTTGCCGGGAGTCCTAAAACGCACTGCAGAACGGTAACATTAGTGTTGGCGGTAATTGTGGCCTTTGCGTTAGCGATAACCTTGGCGCCAGTTCCGGCAGCATCTTTAGCTTGCAGGAATTCAACATCTGCCGTGGTGCCAGCAGCCATAGCGCCGAGAACGAGCACGGCCAAAGCCTGGCGGTAATTCTTCATACTGTAATACCTGCCGGTGGCGTTGGTATTATTCAATGCCTGAGATACCAAACCGATATCCAGTTTTACTTGGTCTTTAAGACGTTTAGTCATTTGGTTATACCTCCGTTCATGATTAATGTGAATTTTTAGGGCCAGTAATAGGCCCCTTATTCTTTACTGCAGAATTACATATGGGCTGACGGTGGTGGTTCCGTCTTCTATCTTCAGCGGATCTTTGACCCAAGGCTGACCATCAATGTTAGCCACAATCTTAAACACAGTCTGGTTATTAGTGAACTTAACGTGTTCGGAAATTGCGATGAACGGACCGGAACCAGCTTTAGTCAGGTAATACTTAAAATCAACCAGGGCCAAGTCACCTTCAACTCCCAATAGTGGCGACTTACCATTCCAGAGGATGGGCAGACCTACTAAAGTAGCTGCAACACCTTTGGTGGCATCACCGGCGTTGAAAATGTAGTTACCAGCAGGATCTTGGAGAGTCATTAGAGTTGGTATCAGTGTCTTATTGATAACCCAAACACCGTTCCCATAAAGGCGGGAAAGCATAGTTATTATATCGATGTACTTGACAGTGGCAGCAGTGTTACGCTTGATTTTGATAGCGCCAGGAGCGTTATAAATACCAAGCGGACAACCGGCACCGCTACCCTTTAAGAACTTTGCATCACGCCCCATCCTCCACGCCATTCCGAGCAGGTTTTGGATGAACGACCCGGCCGCCTGCCAGTTAACTAAAGTCTTATTATTAACTGTAGCTAAACCGCTAACTTCCTGAGGCTTGAGGGTTAAATCTTTAATTACGGGTTCTTTGACATCTGAGACCGTCTTAGCTTCAGCTGTCCAGATAAGCTCGATACCGCCAATAACGCCGTCGGCGCCTTGCTGGAAATAAGGAATAGTAAATTCAGCATCAGGAGGGTCACCAGCGGGGATGTTTTGAGCCCGCGGCATTACAATCTCTTCTTCGCCATCCAGCATTAAAATGTTTTGGCTGAACTGGGGCGGGATAAGTATACCAACATCACCAGTGGCTAAACTGTTTTTAAGTTCATTGATTCTACCTTTGGGATCGCCAAACCTTACGGCGTGCAAAAATTCTGCGATGTTCTGAAACCCGGCGTCATCCAATTTGTCTTCAGCTACGCCACCAGCTGATGGTATGGGACGGCGCAATGGTTCAGCGGGTTGGTCCAATACCCCAGCCCTGGTTTGGACAACTTCTGCTGCTTTAATGGTTTCATTTAGACCATTAATCTGATTCTGCAGCGCATCAAAAGCGGTTTTTTCCTCCGAGGTCATCCCCCGACCTTCGGCCACGGCGCTATCAACTATGGCCTGCTGCTGGTCGCAGAGCCCAGCAAGTTTTTGTCTCAGTTCTTTCAATTTCATCTTTTTTTACCTCCTCGCTTTGTTTTTATTAATTTGGATTTGGGATTTATATAGAGAAAGCATGCCGTCATCATTTGAGGCATGCGTTTCTTTTTGTTGAGGCGGCGGATCCGATTCAGGTAATGACGCAACAAATAATTTAGGAGCGTTTTTAAACTTACTCAGATCCATTTCTTGCCCATTGAGCATCAAAATACCGCCTTTTGATAAGGCGGCAATTTCTTTTTCCTGTTCAATTTCATTTGCAAGGCCGTAAGCAACGGCTTCTTCGGCTGTTAACCATGTCTCTGCGTTAAGCAGTTCGATGATTTTATCACGACTCATACCGGATTTATTTTCATAAGTCGTTATGATACTCTCCCGAATCTTGTCCATGTCGTCGGCAAGCTTACGAAAATCTTCAGCTGTTCCTGATGACCAAGTCCAGGGGTTGTGAATCATCATCATTGAGTTCTTTGGCATATAGATTGTATCTCCGGCCATGGCTATAACGGAAGCAATTGAAGCCGCCAAACCGTCTACATAAACACTAACCTTGGCAGTATGCCTTTTTAACATACTGTGTATGGCTTGACCTGCAAATACATCTCCACCAGGGCTGTTAATGAAAACCTTTATTTCGCTAACATCTCCAAGCGCGTCAAGGTCTTCTTTGAACTGCTTTGGCGTAACTTCGTCCCCCCACCAGGAGTAACTGCTTATCTCCCCGTACAAGAGCAGTTCAGCACTGTTATTTGACTCGTCTTGAGCTTTAAAGGACCAAAATTTTTTATTTTTCTTCACTTTGACCACCTCCTGTCTGCTTCGGCACTTGCTTTGCGGCTGTCTCTGTCGATATCATGTTGCCGTTAACTAAGTACGTCTCACCGACTACACCGCCAATCGGGTTTTCATCGTCTAATTCCCGCCACTCATCAGCATTGATGACGCCATTTTGGCGCTTAATTGCTAATGCTTCAGCCCGGGCCTTGGTATCGCCGCGCAACAAGGCATCGACATTAAACTTTACATAATAACCTTGCTCACGTTCCGCTTTGGTGAAGAGCTTCCAGTTCATTGTCTGTTCAAACCTGGTTATGAGTGGCAACATCGAATATATCACATATTCAATTGATTGATGTTCTATATTGTTGTTCGTTGACCGGTCTAAATTGGCAGCCATATGGGGTGGCACTCTGTACAGGCCACAAATCTGATCGCTTGTGAGTTTAAGAGTTTCAATAGTTTGGGCATCAGTCAACGGCATGGGGATACGGGAGTATTTCAACCCGCTGTGAAGGATGAAAGGCCGGTGGGCATTTTGAAGTCCGGCATATTTTTCTTCATACTGGTTTCGCAGGTCGGTAATCGTCTCTTGCTCCAATTTCTGATCAGTTTGCAACACAGACCCGATATTCATCCCCTGGCCGTAAAAACGCTCAACAAATTCGCTTACAGCCATACCGAGCCCCACATGCTCTCTGGCTAATGCTATTATGGAGTACCCTTTTATGCCGTCATAACCTAAACCCGGTACGTGGAAAACCTTTTCCGAAGGCAATGTCTCGATTTTCCCACGGTCGTTGATCTGGTATTCAATCTCACCGGTCTCCTCATTCCTTTTGGGTTCAATCCTATCCCACGGCCAGGGGTAAAGGTCGATAACCTGCCCTCTTCGGTTCGTGGTAATGACGGAGTAACAGTTACCCGACAGGTCCTGGTGACCGTTCATAGTCTCACGCCAGGTGAATGAAGTCATATCAGGGTTGGGAGTGTTGTGAATTATATCGTGTAACGGGTGGCTGTAATCTTCATCTCTCCCTTTTCCGTTTTTTCTGCGGCGGTACACAGAAAGAGGCAGAGTGGCGAACGACTCGGACCTAATCCTAACACATGTTAGGACTGTAATATACCGTAATGCTGAATGTTCGCTTACTGTAACACCGGCTTTTGTCGTTACTCCACCTATCCATGTCTTTATGTCGCGGTCAAAATCGGTTACACTGTAGTTTTTCAGTAAAATTCTACTTATCAACCCCATTCAATCACCTTCTTTGCACCGATTTTGCCGGAATCATGAGCCAAATACCGCTAATGATGAGGGCTAACCGGTAATCATAACCCCATAAACCGATAAAAACCATAATAAAACCGACCAAAACGCTTAATTCGCGGGCGGTTTCCTCGATTTTTTTAGGGCTAGGGAGTCTTATTTTGGGTAGTTTTTTCAGTAATCTAGATAGCATTTTCAGCCCTCCTACAAAAAAATTATGCCTGGTTTGGGTTTTTCTTCGTTAGCTAAAGCCCTAACCATGGCATTTATTATTGCTGATATAAGGTCAATTCTTTGACTGTCGTCCTTGTGTTTCTTTGAGAGCTTAATATTGCCGTTGTTATCCTGAACTTCAACTGCATTTGACAGGCACCAGGTTAGTAAAGGACTTCCATCATGCACTATTTTACCCTGCAAGACCAATTCCCTGAACTTCTTAGTTGGCTCCGAAAGAGTTTGAACACCCTGTCGAATTTCAACCCTTGTATAGCCTTCGTTTTCAAGCTCTTGTGTAAAATGGGTAGCGTTGTATGGGTCGTAACAGACTTCTTTTATCTTCCATCCCTCGTCAAATTCAGCGTCGTGTATGTGAGTCTTGATGTAGTTGTAATCCGTAACAGAACCTTCGGTCAGGGTGCACCATCCATCCCTTGCCCACGCTTTATACGGTACTCGGTCACTGTGTTCGTGCTGCTGTGCCCTTTCATCCGGCATAAACCCGTGGGCCGTTACTGCAAAGCGGCCGTCATCTAAAAGAAACACAAAACCAGCCGCCGTTAGGTCTGTAGTTTTAGATAAATCAAGTCCGTTATAACACTCTTTACCCTTGACCAGCTGTAAAAATTCTGCCCTGGCCATGGCCAGGGCTTTCCACTTATCCATACAACCAGACATATACTTATTTTCGTTGTCTGATTGCCAGCGATCACATCGCTTTATTAAAAACTCCCGAATTTTATCCGGGTCGCCTGAGTTATAAGCCTTATCATGTTCATCCCTTATCTGTTCTCTGAGTATCCGGGAGTATTCATTATCCTCCTGGAGTATCGGATTGGCTTTTACCCACTTAGTTTCATCATGGGGGTCGTCATCCTTGTCCAACTCTCGAATCATAACAAAGTAGTTTTCATCCGTGATTTCACCGTCAAGAATTTTCACGCAAAGATTGTCATACTCTTTTTTACATGGGTTGTTTTCCGCATCTTTCCCGGCTGTGGTAATAATCATCATTAGAGATTGTTGACGTTTTCCAAAACCTGAATATAGCACATCATGTATCTCGCTTGAGGGGTGTGCGTGGTACTCGTCAATTATAACTATACATGGTGCCCCTGAATCTTTGTTCTTGGTTTCTTTCGACAACGGTCGCAACCAACCGCCGCGGCTTATGTGTTCGACATATGTCCTCTTAATTCGCAACCGTTTCATGATGTCGGGGCTTTTCTCGCCCATTACTCGGGCATCACCCCACACACGTTTAGCCTGGTCCTTGTCAACTGCAGCACACTCAACCTCTGGGCTATCTTCGTATTGTTTTAGTTCAGGGTAACCAGGGGGGTAAATACAATCACCACACATACCGTACAAGGATATGCCTGACATTTCCGTTGACTTTACGTTTCCGCGGGCCCGCATGTTGAACGATTTTTTGAATCTTCGCCGACCAGTATCTTTATGGACCCACCCGAAGATGGACCCAAGATCAAACTTTTGGAAGGCTTGAAGTTCGATAAGGTCACCTGAGAACGGGCCCCGGACATGCCGACAGCACCTTTCAAACCAATCAAATATCCGATTGGCCCGGCTTTCGTCAAACACAAAAGGGAATTCATCGGTTCCCTGTCTCTGGAGATTTTCTAGGTGTCGTTCGCAAGCCTGCCACTCCCTCTTACAAGATGGACGCAAGCCAGAAACTATTTCAGCTGCATATCGTGTTGTGGGGTGAAGCTGCCCGAGGTCATCAGTCGAATAGGTCGGCATTAGGATCCACCGGCCTTTCCTCGGCCCGCTTTTTGGCCAGCCTTGCTCTGCCATTGGGTGTCAGCCCCAGCTTGTCGGCATACTGAACTATAATTCTCTCCTGAGCCTGCAGGTTTTTCAGTTCATCATCACCAGGGAATTTCGCAAATCTCGCAACTAACAAATCACGCCGGCTTAATAGCTGACAGTAGATGGCCAGCATCTCTGTATCCACATCATCTAGCAAGCTAATTCCTTGCATCCGCTTGACTGTCTTTTTCCAGTAGTCGAATGCAACCTTATCATCTTTGAGATATTTCGGAGGGGTCAACCGAACTGTCTGCCTTGTGACCGCTTTTTCTGCGGCGAACCTTGCTTCTTTTTCGGCTTTTGTTAAGTGTTTCCTGGAGTTTTCTAAACTTACTACATTGGTAGGCATTTTGACCCCTCCTTTCGATTATTTATTTAGGTTTTGATTGGGGAAATTTTCTCACAAACGAGTAGGCGCGCGGTCATGGGCTAGAGGGCTGCAGGAATTATACCCCCCTAGGGGTATGGTTAATACCGTCTAAAGGTATCTATTCCCGAACCCTCCATCCTCCTTGGCAGTCTTCCTGCTATGACAGCTATGGCACAATGCTTGGTGGTTATTTGGATCCCAAAACAAAGGATCATCTGGTCCACTCACCGGGATGATATGGTCAGTATGTTTACTTGGTACTGTATCGCCTTTCTTAAGACATTCAACGCACAGCGGATTCCTTTTACGATAACTACGTGAATAAACATTCCATCTTGAATCATATCCTCTTTGTGCAGCCGTACCCCGCTGCTGGTCATACCGCTTTGCCTCCTGCCTTTTATGCTCGGCACAATACCGGTCATGAGTTAAGTTACGACATCCCGGCTTATTGCATGGCTTCATGGCTCTGCTTGGCAATTTAACCACCTCAAAAGAAAAGAGCCGTGGTTCTCTGCCCACGGCTTACCTCATAGCATAATATTAACAATCTGTCCCCTTTACGTCAACTTTTATGTCCCCCTTTTTGTCTCACTTTTTTTAATCGATATACCCCAACGCCCTTGCAAAACATTCTAAAGCCCTATCTCTGTATGTGTAATAGCTCTTTTTGTTAAAGAGTTCACCAGTGTTAGAAATCATCTTTCTCACAGCGTCACGACCATACCCTTGAAAATATCTGTACTCAATTAAGTCCTTCGTCTTCCCGTGAAGTCGGTCATATACCTTTTCAATAGCGACAACCTTTTTCTTAATCTCATCCGACAGCTCAGCGTCTCGCTCCACCAGGCTGGCTAAGCTAGGCGTGCTGCACCCGCCGGTTAAGGTTGCCCTTGATGTTATCCCCAGGCCTGAAACCTCTAACCTGACAATCCAATCCGGGTAACATTTTAGGTCTTTTTCCACTTGGTTTATTACTTCTTGGTCCAGTTCAATTCGTTCTTCCACTACTTCACCTGCTTTCTCACTTTGCACTTTGCCGGATCATACACAGCCTGGCCGTCACATTCATCCACCTTCCGGAACCCGCATCCTGGACACGGATGTTTTCGGGTAACCGGCATCAGTTTTTTAGATCCGTTTTTCATGGTGTACTTATTTACGACCATGGCTCTGCCTCCTTCAGCTTGCTTCTGGCCATCTTTATGGCATAGGCCGCACTTGCTACACTGCCGCCGGTCAATATGCCAAAAATAAAAGCTAGTGTTACGAATATCATTAGTTCCGTTGACGATATCGTCATAAACATGGAATCACTTCCTCTGGCGTTTATTTCGCATTGTAGATGACGCGATTACCATCGGTATCAGCAATAACCCTAGAACCCAAATAAATATAGTGTAAAACGCCAAGTACAAATGCATCAGGTAATCACCCCGTTCGGGAATATTTTTCAATCCTTGCTTTAACCGCCTGCATCAAAGCTTCTTGCCCACTGGCTTTGCGCTCTAACGCATTCACGGCTTCTTCATCCATTGTGCCTTCGGCCACCAACCGCATTACTACAATTCGCCGTGTTTGCCCTTGCCGATGTACCCGGGCATTTGCTTGTTGGTCCTCTTCTAGACTCCATATCTGGTCATACCAGACAACCGTTTGACAGCTGGACTCTTGGAGATTCAGCCCGTGGCCGGCACTTTTCGGATGTAAAAGTAAAAGCTGTATTTTGTCACTGTTCCAGTCCGCTATATCCTGATTACCGTCTTTACCTTTTCGCAGTATCCTGGCCAGTGGGAAACGTTCCTGAATGCGTGACAGCGAATGCTTGAAGTTATAAAAGACCATTACAGGTTTACCGTTTGCCGCCTCTATGATGTCCTCCAGCGCGTCTAGTTTTGCATCATGAATCAGCTTGACTCCTCTGTCCTCATCGTATACCGCACCAGATGCCATCTGCAGTAACTTGTTAGATAAGACAGCAGCTGTACTTGCTACGACATCTGCATCTTGGAATGGTATCAGCAATTCCCGTTCCAGCTTCCGGTATAACTCTCGGGATCTCTCGTTAAGTTTGATCAGGACGTTTCTATCAACTCTTGGAGGTAACTGCAGCCAGTCCTCAGCCTTCATGCTCACTGCGATGTCAGATATTGCTTCGTAGATCCGCTGCTCCGCCTCCTTCTTCTGGTGCCACTTATAGACTATATGCCCGTCCCGTTCACCGGGTACAAAATAACGGTCCCTGTAGCCTGTAATGGTCTTCCCCAGCCGTTCTCCCTGGTCCAGGAGATATATCTGCGGCCACAGGTCGATTAATCCATTGGGCGCCGGTGTACCGGTCAACCCGATAACTCTTTTAATCATTGGTCGCACCCGGCGAAGTGCTCGAAACCTCTTTGACTGGTGGTTTTTGAAACTACTCAATTCGTCGACTATGACAGTATCAAAATTCCACCTCGTGCCTAATTCTCCAACCAGCCACTCAACATTTTCGCGGTTGATCACGTAGATATCGGCAGCAGCTTTGAGAGCCTTACGTCTTTGCGCCGCACTGCCCAACAATTTACTAATCCGCAGGTGTCGGAGATGGTCCCATTTCTCGACCTCACGGGCCCAGGTATCGTCAGCCACTCTCAGTGGGGCTATTACTAACACCCGGCATGAGTCAAAATAATCGTGCAGAAGGAGGTCTATGGCCGTCAGCGTGGATACAGTTTTACCTAAACCCATTTCAAGAAAAAGGGCTATGAATAAAGTGTCCAAAATCCGTTGAGTGGCAAAGTCTTGATATTGGTGCGGTTTATATTGCACTCTCTGGGCTCACCTCCCGTATGAATTTATCAATATCCTCGTGCGAATCAATCTTGTATACCCTGTGCCCAAGTTTGCGAAGTGTTCTGGCCCATTTTTCCTGTAATGGCTCCAGTGGCTTGCCTTGTGCCTTCATTTCGACATATACCGTCTGGCCGTCTGGCAGGATCACTATCCTGTCCGGCACTCCCCGGTTCCCGGGGGATACCCATTTAGGGGCTCTCCCCCCTATTCGCTGCACTTCCCGAACCAAACGGTTTTCGAGTGGCGATTCCCTCATAATTTACCCTCCAAAATTGTTTGTAACAGATGATGCTATACATGCGCGTATATGCGCTCAAAACGCGTTTAGCATAGGGAGCATACGAATTAACCTTATACCTCTTCCTATGCTCTTTTACTTTTTTCCTTAATAGGGAATTTACTGATACATTTGATACAACAACCTTTAATCCCTTAATACTACTAAGTTTTTTGTGTATCAGATAAAAGCAATGTATCTGATACTTTTCTGATACATCTGATACACCCGATGTATCAGATGTATCAGATAGTGTTCAGTAAAAGACAGTTTATCTGTTACATCTTTTCAAACACAGTTTGTAGACCATACCCAGGAACTCGGGCTCTCCCTTTGCGCTCCATCCAATCCGGGATTCGCCGCAAAATATCACAAATTTCCCTGGCCTCCCATGGCCGCATCGAACCGGCTTTATTACGTAAGCACTCAACCCAGACTTGTGAGGCACATACCCGATTCCGGAATTGCTCTGTCGTGTCCTCCCCAAACTCATCCTCAACGGGTGACTCCAGCCATTCCTGAATCAGTCCTACCCGGGGATCATCTTCCATGTGAAGCCCCTGGATAAGTGCAGCTTTGCGGTCAACCTCAGGTGACAATGTAAGTTCCTCACCATTTCGATACAACTGCAGAACTTCTGCCCATATCTGCCCGATTTCGTATTCAGTCAGATCCCTGAAAATGTTTTTCTTCCGTCTCTCCGGCTCCAAAGATACCGGCCAAAAACGCCTATTTCCCGTTGGGTCTTTTAGAAAATTCCAGTTGTTAGTTGACCCGAAGAATACGCATTTTCTAGGGAAATCAGTAACTACACGGTCATAAGCCACCCGGTATTTGTCACTCCGCTTGGTGATGAACTGCTTGATTTCATCCACTTCGCTTTTAGTCATCCCGGCTAACTCACCGAACTCAAATATCCATGCCGATTGTAGATGCTCCCCAGCTTCTTTTGTATCAAAGGTCTTTAGTGAATCACTAAACCACCTCTGCGCCAACATTTGAATAATCGTGCTCTTGCCGGCTCCTTGGGGACCAACCAAAACCAGCATATAGTCGAATTTGCAACCGGGTTCATACAGTCTTTTAACGGCAGCTACAAGCATTTTCCGGGTTACCTCTTTTACATAGGCGGAATCTTCAGCGCCAAGGTAGTCAATAAACAGACGGTCAATTCTCGGGACTCCATCCCACCCCTGCGCCTCCATATATTCAATAATCGGATGAAATCTGTTAGCATGCGCCACTTCGGTAAAAGCGTTCTGTATCATGTTGTTGGATTTAATCTGATATTTTTTTCCGAACCAGTGCAGGAGACGTTTATCATCTGCCCCTAGCCATGGCTCATAATCCTCATGCGGGCGTTCCCGCTCTCGCCAGGGGAGTGCCTTGCGGATTACTTCCGTGTTGCCAAAAGCATCATAAGCCAACACGCCATGCCATACTCCATGTGACAGGATTAGCTCTACATTACTGGATGTCGATAAAGGAAATCCGGTTTTCTCGTTCATTTTAAGCTCATCTATCCAGTCAGCGTCAGGCTCCTCTTCTGCAGTTTCAGCAAAGTCCTCTGATAGCTCCGCTAGCCGCTCCCGCTTTACTTTGGTATCCTGCGTGGCGAATGCGACCATGGCCGTATGGCTTGGCAGTTTATCAATATTGGTTTTTTCACTGGCCCGGTCATCCAGCTTGCCGAATTTATGGATTCGTACCAGGTCAAAGGCATTGACTTCACGCCCGCTGACAGGATCACTCTCATGGTGGGAAAAGGCAAAAGTATCATCGTCATATACCACTAAGCCCCCATGACTGGTAGAGCCCACATGTGTATAACGGTTCTCGCTGTCGTTTACCGGTTCGTAGATGTCTGGGAGAAATGTTGATATGGATTCGCTGATGGTATAACAGCGGCAAAAGGCTCCAACTACTCCTTGCTTGGCTCTCGGATCCTCCATACGTTTTTCAGTCTGCCGTTGTGCTTTATCTCCGGCATGCCGCGGCCATTGGAGCGGGTCCTGCCAATCATCGTACTCGCCTAATACGGCATCAACGGATACCGGGTCACCCTCAGATACCTCCAGCACGGGTTTTGCATCCTTAGAGCAGGATGGTAGGTACATGAGCCGGTGGGCATCAAAGGTGGTCTTATCAAAATAATCCATGCCAATCTGTTCTGCCAGCTTCCTGGATACCGCGGCGTATTCGTCCGGGCTCATTGGGCGATCAACCGGGATAATTAGCCTGTATTTGCGTTTATCTGGCCTGTGGCTGTGCGTGGAGTAAATGACATAGGCAGAGCCGCCTAGGACCAACTCAACGGCAAATATGAAGTCCTCATCGGCATGATCAGCGTCCAGGGTAATCAGGCTGCGGGTGTCGATGTTTTCCTTTTTCCTCCGGCCACCTCGGACGAGCCCGCCCACAAAAGCAGGCCCGTCTTTGATTTTGCCGCGCTGGAGATTGTTCATCTTATCGTACTGAACCACAGTTTCCCCGGTTCTCCGCACATTGCGCAGTCGTTCGACAAACTCTTCCCATGTTAGATATTCAGGTTTCCAGTTTGTGTCCGCCCGATGCTTGCCGAAACTGATATCTAGCTCCATCAACTACCAGTCCCTTCGACTAATATCTCATACATAACTACCGGTATTGAGAGCTTTATAGCAAGGTCTACTTCAATCTTTGCACCACGGGATGTCATCCACCCGGGAAGAGTTGTCACAGCATCTGCCCGCATCATTTCTGTGATAGCCTGTCGCATGCAGGATACCCAGTCTTCCTTGTCCTTGTGTTCAATTCGTGCAGGGTTGATAACGTCATAGCCTAAATCGCGCAGCTTATCCTCAGCAGCCATAAAAGCGGGGAAATTATAATCAGGGTGCCCAGTCATCGGTCCGGAGATATATACTGTCTGCAAGACTAGCCCTCCTCTCATAACAAAAGGTCATCAAATGATTCTTGTACAGCCATCTGAAGGTTGTTGACGGCTACCCGGTAATAGCTCTCCTTGAGTTCCACTCCAACGAATCGCCGGCTCATTTTTACTGCCTGGTAGCCCTCAGACCCGATACCGGCAAACGGAGAGAATATGATATCCCCCGGATTACTCCATAGCTCAATACCCCGGGCGATTACATCCAACTGCAGAGGGCATATATGCTTTTCGTCTTTTTCGTCTCGTGCTGACCGGTACTGGAGCGTATTAGATTGCCTAATATCCATCCAGACAGGTGAAGCATACCGGCGCCATACTTGATGAGAATAAACTGGCCCGCCTACATAGGCTTCTTTGCGTGCGGCTGCCTCTTTATCTGGTTCAGGGCGCTCTGTTTTCGGGGCATCCGGCTCATTCTCGCCAATAAATTGAGATAATCCTCCGGGGTGTGCTACTGGTTCCGGATTGTCCCCTGGTTTACGCATGGTCACTAGATAGTCCGGTAATCCTTGACGACACATAGCCGAATCTTTTTCCAACTGCTTATGCAATAACCCTAAAGCCTTCGTCCTTGTTGCCTCCACGAGCGGGTCTTTCCATATTGTGACTTTTGAATGGTAGATAAAGCCTACATTTTCAAAAGCTTCCCGAAGTTGAGCGGGAAAATCTTTGATACCTATGTACCCATCCCGCGACTTCATAGCGGGTATGTCCATGCAATGGAAGGATACCAGTCTGCCGGGTATGGTTATCCGGTATAGCTCGTGGATGAGGAATTTGAAATGCTCGAAAAACTCATCATCCCCCCGGCAATTGCCCATGTCCCGGTCACTGTTAGAGTAGGTATACAGTGAAGCAAATGGAGGAGAAAATATGCTGTAGTGTATACTGTTGTCCGGTATCCCCCGGGTAACTTCTACGCAGTCGCCGTTATATAATGCAAAATCAGGCTCAATTATTTGATTTAAAGTGTTAACATGCAATAGCCTCACCTCGAAAATATTTATTGACATGCGTTAACGCATATGATACATTTATGATAAAGATATGCGTTAACGCATTATTGGGGAGGATGATAAAAATGGATGTTCGAGTTTACAATGATGGTAAAGAAGTTTTTAACGGTCCTGTTTCTCAATTTTTAGCAGACAACGATAACGATGAATGGTTAACCGAAGAATGTAAGAAACTTGACAGCGTGGATACTATTGAATTCAGCGAAATTTCCGGGGACTGGCGGATTGAGAAACAATGAGTACTCTAGATAACATCATGGGGGTCAATGAAGCCGCTCAACGCTGGAACCTTAAACCGGGCTACATCAAAAATCTTTGTGCTGCCAGAAAACTCAAGGCGAGAAAAATTGATAACCGTTGGATTATAGACAAAAACCAACCAAACCCTTCTCAAAAGACTGCCGATTAGGCGGTCTTTTCTGTTATTAGCCACGATGGTATTTTGATAGGGAGTCTTGCGGTGTACTCGGTAACTTCTCTCTCTATTGAGCGGATTGATTCAGACGTAATGTCCTTGGTGTACTTGACCATTTCAGAGACCATTTTCAAGAAGTCAGCCTCTTTACGCCGGATATTCTCGGCGGTTGCACCTTCCCGACTGGAGGTGATCATGTGAACATTCACTGGCCGAGTCTGGCCGAAACGGTAACACCGCCTTATTGCCTGAAAAACCTGTTCAAAACTGTCTGACAGGCCCACAAAGGCCATCTGTGCGCAGTGCTGCCAGTTCATCCCGAATCCTGCTATTGAGGGCTTAGTCACCATCACCCGTATCTTGCCTGCGGCGAAATCCAATAGGGCTTTTTCTTTGTGCGCTGGCTTATCACTGCCTTTGACCTCCAACGCTCCGGGGATAGCCTTGGTCAACATATCTGATTCGATATTGAGGTCACACCATACCAGAAATGGTTCGTCGGAGCTGTTGACCAGTTCTGCACAAGCGGCCACCCGGCTCTCCACTGTCTCCCTGCGAGCCTTTTGCCGCTGTGACAGAGTGCTGGCCAGCTCACCTTCGACCTCGATAACATGGTCATTGATAGTCAGCGGTGGCAGGATATACCCATCATCCGGGTATCCCAGGTCAGACGGTTTCTCCAGCACCACGCCCCAGCTTGCTACCCATTTCCAGAAGGTATTTTCTGCATGGCCCTTCAGCCGCCATTTCTGCGTTTTACCGCCGTCATGGACAAAGTACATGGATAACATCTCTGTACGGCTCATAACGCCCAGGAATTCTGAGTGGTTACCTATTTCCATATAGTCGTTTGGTGCCGGTGTAGCAGTGCAGGCAAGCCGATAGGGAGTAAAGGTGAACATCTCTATTAGCTCATTCCGGATCTTACCGGTGAAGGATTTTAGAATTGAACTCTCATCCAGGACAACTCCGTCAAAGAGGATAGGCTCGAAGCGGTGAATCATCTCATAGTTGGTTATATTGAGTCCTGGCCGGACATCATCCTGGCTCCGACACATTGTTATGGTATAGCCGAGTTTTTCACCTTCTCGGATTGTCTGAGTGGCCACGGCCAAGGGAGCTATTAGGAGGATATCCCCACCTGTCTGCCGGTGCACGTTCATGGCCCACTCAATCTGCATCCTCGTTTTCCCCAGGCCCGTCCCGGCAAATATAGCTGCCCGGCCTCTCCGCAGTGCCCAGCGGACAATATCCTTCTGGAAGTCAAATAGGCTATCGTGAAGCAGGTCATGCTCTACCAGGAAGCCTGACGGCGGCATTGTGGCCCGCTTATTTTGGATAAAAGTGTTATAGTCCTTGATATACATAAAATTTCTCCTTAAACAAACAGCAATTTGTTTCAATATCCAACCCACACAAGGTCGGGCAATGCTATTTCCTATGGCTTTATACCGGGCAGAATCGCTACCGCCTGCAGTCCAGTCATCTTCAAAGCCCTGTAACCTCTCGCACTCCAGTGGCGTAAGCCTGCGGACGACGTAGCCGGTCCTCACTATGTTTTCCGTGCCGCCGCCCACACCACCAATGTTTGAACGAATAGGACCGATATCTTCTTTGTAATTACCGAACTGAGACGGGGCATAAGCAATGGCATGATCAGCCCGACAGTCCAGCGTATAACAGGGGCCGTCTGTAACACCTAATCCATTCTGCTTCTTATTCCCGCCCATTGTGGCAGATTGGATAATAAAAGTCTGCTGTTTCATCCCTGGTTGTGCCTGTATTGTCCCGGACTTTTCGCCTAAGTCGCGCACCTCATCACGCTGGTTGACTGCGAAGGCTATGCACGGCGTTCCTCCGTCAGTATCCAAGGCTCCCACTACGGGGCCACTTACTGGGTCTTGACGACCGTTAAAGGCTATCGGCTGACATACCACGTTCATTCCCCGGTCAGCGCATGGGCTGGAATCTGCTCTGGCAGTTAATGTGCCAGCCTTATTGCCGAATTGAGTGAATGGTTGACATACGAGCAAATCAGTCTCACTTGCCATTCCCGCAGGGCGGGACATCCCGGCGCCGCTGGCACACAGTGTGCCAGCGATTTTAGGCAAGATTTTTTCAACGATTGCAGGAACATGGGCGGTTGCACATAGCGGGTGGCATGGGTCGCCGTATTTTGGATTGTTTCCATTTTGTGGGCTTGTGATTTGGGTAGTATCGAAGGGGAGAATTTTGCTTTGAAATAACACTTGGTCATTATTACAACTCAGTGTCAGGGACTTTTCGGGACTTAGGAGAGGACCCTTGCCCCCCCCCGTTACATCCTTCTCGTCCTCGCATTGCGACTGGTTCACAGATAAGTTTGTGGCGCTCATTTCCTGCGAACCCTCCGGTTCCTTTTGCCCATTTTCCGGTGACGGCCCCGGCAATTCCTGAGCCTGTGCAGTCAATGCCTGCTCCAGCAGTGGCGGCAACTTCTTCCCCCGCTTCTCCGCTCGCCGTAGTATCCCCTGACATGCTTTGGGGCTCAAATAATATTTCGCCGGCACGTTGTCCTCCAAAATCTGCGACAAGGAAGATTCTACGGCGGCGTTGGGGGACTCCCCAGTATTGCGCGTCAAGGACTCTCCATGCAACACTACGCCCGTTCCCTCTAACCATTCCTGCGGTTGCCCATCTTCCAGACTTAGGCATTGGAATTTCGGACTCCATGATTTCCTCGAGGACTGCCCTAAAATCTTGTCTGTTGTTACTGCTGAATGCCCCGGGGACATTTTCCCAAATTGCGAATTTTGGGTACAATCCATTTGTAGCGCACCTCATTTCTCTGATGATTCTGATGGCTTCCATGAATAGTCCTGACCTGGCTCCTTCAAGGCCAGCACGTTTTCCTGCCACTGACAGGTCTTGGCATGGACTGCCGAATGTAATAACGTCTACAGGCTCAATCAAAAATCCATCTATTTTGGCGATATCTCCTAAGTGCGCCATACTTGGGAAGTGTTTTTGTGTAACCTGCAGGGGGAATTGCTCAATCTCACTGGCCCAGGCCGGGGTTATGTCGTTATTTATTGCTTCAGCAGGGAACCCGCCAATACCATCAAAAAGTGAACCTAATGTAAACCCCACTGGTTTCATTTTTTCTCAACCTCCGCAATCAGTCGGTTAATGTACCAAAGGGCTTTGCGCAGGTCCTCTACTCCGTTCTTACGCTTCCAGCGCCAGAGGTATTTTATAGCTGCCCCGGTGTTGAAGGCTTGTCCACCTGTTAAGCCAGTAGTCGCCGCCTCAATTGCATCTATACATTCAACCTTGCCAGCGGTGTAATGAGCTGGGCGGTTGACCGGATCATTGTTATTAAGTTCAGGCACCCATCCCATATAGCTACCTCCTTGCTATTCGAGCATCTTTTCCCATTCTGAATCTACTCGGGTAAAAAATTCTTTGTTGCTTGTCACTATGGCCGCAACTCTGCACCAGGACCGCTGGAATGCCTTCCATGTTGGGTCTTGAAATCCTGACTCGTGCATGTGCAACATCGCGAAGGGAATAAATCCGGCTCTGAGGGAATCCTTGCACCGCTCCTCTGCCTTTTCGAAGGTATCACCTGGATAGCCCATGAGTACATAGGAAAAGGTTTTTCTTTTCTGCAGAGTGAATCCGGCTGACTGGAGAAGTTTTCCCGCTTCCGCCAGTGGTTCGTAATCGTCCGGAGTATCATAGGCGAAGAATATCTGGCTGGGCTTAACCTGCAACATTAGGTCAACGTGCCATGGCTTTAGAAAACTGGGTTCCAGGCCACCCGTAAACTCTGCCCTTTTGGGCTGCCTTTTCAACATTTCAAAAACAGCCTTGATGTGTGATTCTGAGCAGGCTAGCAGGTTATCATCCTGGATAATCCAGCCGTCTCTAATTGGTAGTTCTATGACCTCGCCGCCATAAACCTGATGCACTCCGCAAAACCAGCAAGCATTCGGGCAGCCCCGTGAAGTAATCGTGTACCCGTTTTTCAGGTAAAGTCCGGGCTCAAATTCTCCGGCAGGCTTTTTATATGCAGGGCCGCCTATTTTAATAGGCAGCCCGGTCTTTGCCCAAGCGTCAGCCAGAGCTTCTCCTTTGGCCTTATCTCCGGTAAAAGCCACTGATATATGGATCTCATCTGCTGCCGGAATCTCCCCCCCCCTTGGATAACCAAAAAACACTAGATCATCATCGGGGGTGGCTTTAGTCTTAGTTGGGAAAACTCTTGCTATTTTCATATCATCAATCCTTCTGGTAGAAGTCACATTCAAACCCAGCCGCTTTGAGAGGCAGCCCCGGTGCCCAGCTAATCGGATTACCCATAATCGCCGTCACGTGTTCTAAGGAGCCATTGCCTATTGGTACATCCAGCACAACCTCGTCATGCACGTGCATGGGTATTTTGTAGCCTTCCGCATCCAATCGCATAAGGCTGACTGCTAGGCAATCCCTGGCAATGGCCTGGACAAGATTCTCCACCAAGCGCCCGCCATATGTACGATGAGACATCCATTTTTTCTTTACCTGGTCCATGCCGTCAAAAACTAATCCATCTTTATCGAAATTAGGGTCAGTTTTGATTCGTGGATTTACATAGGCCAAACTCCGACCACTGGGCAAATCGGCAAACAGCATACCGGCTTCATACCGATACCGCACCCCGTGGGCTAACTTAACAGTGGTTTTCTCTTTTACTGCTGTCACTGCAGCTTCCTCAGCGGCATACCACAGCTTGACGATGTTTTGGTTTGCATTTCTCCACTGTTTAACCAGTCTCGGCAGCTCATCCTCAGCAATCCCGCTGTTTAATGCGCCCATGGCTATGAGAGCATTTGGCCCGCCCTGGTATCCGCAGGCCAGTGTTGCCACTTTGCCCTTAGCCCGCAGGCTGTAGTTGGGGTGTCCTTTGGTTATGGTGTCAACCGGCACTCTGAACATCTGGCTTGCCGTGGCCTCGTATATCTTGCCATGGCCCCGGAATACATCCAGGACCCATTGCTCATCAGCTAGCCATGCAATTACCCTGGCCTCGATAGCTGAGAAGTCTGAAACGATAAAGCGACACCCCTCGGACGGAATAAACGCTGTACGGATAAGCTGAGACAATACGAATGGCGGCGGCCCAAAAAGCATCTCCAATAATTCAAAGTCACCACTCCGCAGGACTTCACGTGCTAAAGCCAGATCCTCAATTTTGTTTTGTGGCAGGTTCTGAACCTGTATTAAACGTCCGGCCCAGCGCCATGTCCGGTTAGCCCCGCAAAACTGGAGCAGCCCTCTGGCCTTTTCATCAGCGCACATGCCGCGGTCCATGGCGTTGTATTTATCGACGCTGGTCTTACCCATCTCCTGCCGTAACCGTAATACCCGTTTTGTTACATCATCCGGAGCGGCATCCAGCAATGCCGGCATATACTCTTTGCCCATGCCGTCGGGTGTATCAAGCCCCTGATCAGCCAGCCAGCCCTTAAGTTGTGTTAAGCTGTTTGGGTTGTCCAGCCCGGTTATTTCGATAGCCTCCTGTGTCAGTCGTGCACCATATTCCTCGTCGCAGGCTATGGCCTGTTTAAAAAGCACCGGATCTAATCTGATACCTGAGTCATTTATCCGCTGATCCAGTGCCCAAAGTTTCCACTCATGTTCCGGAATAGGGAAACGCTCCAACTTATGGCGAATCTCCCGCTCAACTACTACGTCCTGTCGGTTATAGTCTTTATAGGCCTCCCACTTTTCCGGGTCATGGTGCGGGTAGTTACGTGTCCGGCCACCATTGGACTTTGTTGGCTTACAAGGGATGCTGAAATACTTGATTAAGTTCTTCCCGCGAGCGTCTTTTTGCGCTTCTAACTTCATTACCTCTGCGACACCTTCTAGGTATCCGGGGAATCCGAGAGCTAAAGCATGGACAGAAGTACAACGCCACTGGAGAGGGTTACACTCAATATTGAAATGTTTGGAGATACAGGTCCGCTCGAAGTTGGCATTATACGCGGTCTTGACGACGGAGGGATCTGTTAAATCATGCAGGACTTGGTTAGGTAAATCCTCAAAAGCAGTCAGGTCTATAACTTGGACAGGCTCATCGTTGTAAGCAAAACCAAATAGCAGGATTTCAAAATCAGGGGATTCAACGTAGCGGTATACTCCACATTTAATCAAATCAACGCTGGAGTAAGTTTCAAGGTCGATTTGTAAGACGGTCATAGCCTCTTCCCACCATGCCTGATCGGTCGGGTCATGTTATACGCCATTTTCTCCCTTATTGCTGCTTCCAGATCAATGCCCAGGTGACCGCAAGTGTCAAAAATCCTTATTACTGTGTCAGCTAATTCGGAGGGTATACCGCAAGGCTTGTCTTTTTCCTCGTAGTAAGTTTCCATGAACCCGTGCCCATTCCGATGCTCCTCCAGTGCTTCTGACAGCTCGCTATGCATGAGAGCTATAAGCTCTCCAAAAGTGCGGGGTTCTTCATACCACCCTTTGTTTATGGCGTTTTGATGAACCGCATCAATAAGCTCAGTTATTGTTTTGTTCATAGTTAATCCCCCTGAATATTTGATAGAGAAGGGGACCCATGGCTGAATCCCCTATCCTGTAATTACTTCATGAAATCTTCTTCATCCCCGATACCATCGTCTTCAAACTGCTCATCTGAGAACTCATCCTGCACACTGGCCCGGCCACCTAAGAAGTCGCCGTCCTGTACCTTTACAACGTTATTTAGCCCAGCAGCCACGCCCTTGTTGCCTTTGATATCAAACGGAAACATATTGATACTAACCCGTGCAAAACAACCACTGTATACTTCGGTGCTGTCCGTAATCTCCTGGAACTTGGTCTTGCCGTCTGTACCTTTACCGATGGGCTTGGCAATACCAGGTTTATTTTTGGAACTGGCGTTCAGGAAATAACAGCCGGCATAAGCTTCATCATCCGGACGCTCTTCGTCACCATCACGGAGCGGGGTTTTGCAGTTGGCCGGAATCTTGCCGCCCCATTTGCTTTTGCCCAGTTCCTTGGCTGCATCCACAGCAGCCTTGATTTTGCGCAGTGTTTCTTTGTCATCCTTCGGGATCAGGATGGCTGTGCTGTATTTCTCATCTCCGCCATCAATGGATTGCGGTTCAAAAATATGTACATATGAGAGCCTTACTTTGCCGGTAATAACCTTTGTCGCTGTGTTATCAATTGCCATTGTTATCAAACCTCCATATCAATATTTTCAAAATCGTTTTCGACACTGTTTAGTTCCGGACGCTTATCTGTCTCAGGGACTAAGACCGGCTTACCCGGTGGCTTTATAACCAAGCTACCCAGTAAAGAGTTAAACTCTTTTTTCCCGATGCGCTTTTCTAACTCACTTATACCAAACAATTCCTGCGGTTTAAGATATTTCTCAGCATCCAGTTCGGCCTTTTTCAGGGCAGCTACGGCGGCATCTTTATCAGATATAGCCCGATTGCTTCTGCCCTCGACCAGTTTCCATTGCGGTATTTTATTGCCTTTTAGAGCCTGCTCCTGGGCGTATTCTTCAACATCTTTGGCCCAGGTTTTCAGCTGATCAGTGATGAACAGGATAGCCCCAATTTCCTCATTATCCATAAGTGCCGGGTCTTTAAATTCATAGGCCAGTGCCTTCATATTCTCGTTTGCCCTTGCGCGACAGTTACCTTTGGCTTTACACCAGCGGCAATGCTCGCCGGATTTGTATTCGCCATTACCGACATAGGCTAATTCGGCTGCAGGTTTAACTACCGTTTCTGCCCATTCAACCAGCTCAGTTAGCTGCATGGATACCGAGCTAACACTGTCCAAGCGGGGCTGGATTATCGTCATACGCACTTCTTCAATGCCGTAGAGGTAATTCCAACCATACCAGGCCCCCAGTCCATAAAGCCGAATCTGCGGATTCTCGTGAGCACTAACCGGGACACCCTTGCCATACTTTAGGTCAATAACCTCCAGCACTTTATCCGCAATTAACACCACGTCACCGGTGCCGTAACCGTCAGGGACGCACTCGGTAAAGTCCAGTTTTTCCTCCAGCAACACTACAGCATCAGTAGACCTAGACTTTGCCTCAAAATACCGTTCTTCAACTAACTCCACATAAGCCTGTACGGCGTTTTCCATTTCGGCATTGTAGTATTGGTTGGTAGCCTTAAATTTTTTCTCTTTTTCGTCTAATGCTTTACGCTGTTTGGAGTCACAGACGGTAATACGGCGGCGGAGTTTTATCTCGGCTAACTCATGAGCCGCGGTCCCTTCGTCGGCGTACTCACTCCGTTTTTCCGGTATGTTCTCCTGCAGGCGGGCGCTGGGCGGGCAGTTGATCCATTGTTCGGATTTGGAAGCTCCCAAGAGGGCATGAGACCGTTCTGCGTGTGCCTGCTGCATTACAGTTCCCCCAGAGCGGCAAGGAAGGCAGCCCGTTTCTCTTCCGGAACCTCTGAGATGGATTTACTCTCAAACTTATTCAAGAGCTCTTTAATTGCTGTTTTGCCTTCCGGGGTTTTGCCCTTTTCCTGGGCCTTGGCCCGCAGATCCACAACGGTGGGTATTTCTTCGGTGTCGGTGGTTTCAGAAGTAGTGTTTGGTTCAGATGCTGGGGCCGGATCAGATTTATTCTCCGCGTTCTTTTCTTTCTTAGGTGCATCGGCAGGCTTTTGTACAATAGGAACTTGGTAATTCCCTCCGAGCGCACCGGCTAACGCCATAATAGCTACAGCTAATTCGGGAGCTTTGACCTCAACAGAAATTGAAATGTTACTCATGATTAAAATCCTCCTTAGATTTATTGTTGTTACTTACTAATCAGTTTCACTTTGCCTGTCCCATCACAACGGGTGCAGTATTCCACGTATTCTTCGTCCCCTTCACATGATGGACAAGTTATGTATATTTGACCATCCTTTATCAAGCTAATCACTCCAATACGAGCGTATTGTCTTGGGTATTCTCATCTTCCTCGGCTTTGGGTTCAATCTCGATAATCTCGTAGGCATCCTTGAGCAGATACAGCTTTGATTTACCATCCCATTCTAGCCGGCGATACAATGCGTGATCATATAAATTTTTTATGGTGGCTGAGCCGTAAACGCGCTGGATGGTGGCTGAGCCGTAAACGCGCTGGATGGTGGCTGAGCCGTAAACGCGCTGGATGGTGGCTGAGCC